AGATACTAGGAGTATTGAAATACGCACGTTGATATATTTATATTAAAATTGGATAATAAAATGGCTGAAAAACATAAAAGCAAATATAAAGCACCAAAAGATTTAGAAAAATCACAAAAACCAAAATCTAGAAAAGATCTTAAAGATTACACACTGGATGATAAGGATGGTAAATTAAACCCAAAATCTACTGGTGAAAAGGCATTAGGATTACGTAAAACAGATAAGCCGATGCAAGATGATGGCAAGATGTATCCAAAATATAATGCAGATGATCGTCTTTATAAAGATATTGAAGAAGGCGAATATGATCCTAAGGATGCTGCAAAAAAAATGAAAAAACGTGTTGAAACTGAAAAGAAAGATGTAGAAGCTGTGTTAAAAGATAAAATTGAAAATTTAACATCTGAACAAAAAGAACGTTTAGTTCGAGAATATATACGTAGAAAAATTGCAAAAGTTTTACAAGAAAGTACATTAAACGAACAACCTGCAGACGATGCAGCAGCACCAGAAGACGAAACTGCTGAAACACCGGACGCAGCAGCAACACCAGACGCAGCAGCAACACCTGATACAACTACGCCTACTCCGGACGCCGCTCCAGCTACTGACACTGCAGCAACACCTGACGCTGCTCCAGCTACTGACACTGCAGCAACACCTGACGCAGCAGCACCTGCAACACCAGACGCAGCAGCACCTGCAGCACCTGCTACAACAGCAGCTGCACCTGCAGAAACGCCAACTATTAATATTACTGCTAAAGATTTAGAGCAATTAACACAAGGCGGTACTGTTACAAAAGTAAAAAAATTAAATGGAATTTTAGATAAATTAATGCAAGATAGTGATACTGCAGATGTAAGATCATTTTATCAATTATTAGCTAGGTTATCTATTAAAAAAATGCGATCTGTACAAGCAGAAAAATAAAAAGTTATAATATATGTCTAAAAAGTTACAAAACGTTAAAGCTATTCAACAAATGTTGGACGGCACCCATAAGTTTCAAACTAAAAAAACAATTGGATTTTCTGATGCTAAAGAAACGGCAAAAAAATCTGAACATCGTGAAATAGGAGATGTTTGGGAAGAAACTGATTCTTCTGGTACTGTATATATAGTAGAACAACGCAATGGGTTTCGAATTCGAAAAACAAAAAATTCAGATGTATTTCAATCGATTCGCGAAGAACTACGCGCATTTCCTAATTGTAAAAAAGATGTATGTACATGTAATGGCACACATCCGCTAGATCAAAAAATGCGAGGAATTCATGGAATGTGTTTTGACTGCGTAATTGAGATGGAACATGAAATGAAAAAAGATGGTACATTTGATGAATATGCTCGAAATAAAGTAAAAGAAAATGCATTAGCATGGTTACGTGATGCTGAACGAGATGTTGCACTTTTAAAACAAACATATACTCAAGCATCACAATTTATTACGAATACAGACGGCGAAACGGAATCGTGGGCAGCAAAAATGACCACTGAAGAATTTGAAGAAACTATACAAAAAGAATTCGATAAATTCAAAGAAAATTTTTTAAATAAATTAAATGGAGTTGAAGAAATAAATGAAAACAATTAAAAACATTGTATTAGCAATTGCCGGAATCATTGGAGCTGTAGTTGCATTTTTCTTATTTACAGGAAAAAGAAAATCAAAACAAATTGAAAAGATTGACGTCGCTGTTGCAGAAAAAAAGCAACATGTAGAACGCATTGAAACTGAAGTAAAGCAAGTTGCAAAGAAACGAAAAGCAGTTAAAAAAGAAATTGCTGAGATAAAAGAACAAATTGTTGACTTAGAATTGCAGAAAGAAAATCTAGTAGTAGAAGAAAAACCTGCAGAAGAAGTAAAAGACAATATCTTAAAACAAACACGCAGAGGTCGTCCTAAAAAGGCATAATATGAAAAACGTATTATTTATTTTCTTGTTTGTTTCTGTTTTAGGTTTTGCTCAAAAAACTAAAAAACAAGCACCTGATACAGTTTGTTTTACTAAAGAGCAAGCAGCAGATATTTCTTTTGTTTTAGATTCATTATGGGCAGCAGATGATATTAATAATGAATTAATTGCATCTTACAAACGATTAGCAAAAAAGCAAGATTCTTTAATTGCATTAGATTCAATTCAACTTGACAAGCAAGATAGCATTATTGTGTATCAAAAAAACATTGTAACAGATTTAGAAAAGAAAATCGAATTACTACAACCAAAATGGAATGATAAAAAATCAGTTTGGTTCGGATTCGGTTTTATCACTGCATTAGGTTCTGGTATATTAGTTAATCAACTTATAAAATAATATGAGTCAAAATATAAAACAGATCATACAACAGCAGTACACAATGTGTGCTAAAGATCCTGTTTTTTTCATGAGACAATATTGTTATATTCAACACCCGAAAAAAGGTAAAATTAAATTTAACCTATATCCGTTTCAGGAAGATTCATTAACGGAATTACGTGATAATCGATACAATGTAATTCTTAAGTCTCGTCAGTTAGGTATATCAACTCTTTCAGCAGGGTTTGCTCTTTGGAGTATGTTATTCAAAGAAGATTTTAACGTACTAGTTATTGCAACAACTCAAGAAGTAGCAAAAAACCTAGTAACAAAAGTACGTGTCATGCATGACAATTTACCTAGTTGGTTAAAGGGTAATATTGAAGCAGATAACAAACTTTCTCTTAAATTTAAAAACGGCTCACAAATTAAAGCAGTATCATCAGCAACTACCGGTGCACGTTCAGAAGCACTTTCATTGCTAATTATAGATGAGGCTGCCTTCATTCGTAACATTGAAGAAATTTGGGTAGCATCGCAAGCAACGTTATCTACAGGTGGTGGTGCTATTGTATTATCAACACCTAACGGGGTTGGTAACTGGTTTCACTCAGTATGGTCTGAAGCAGAACAAGAAATTAATGGATTTCATACAATCAAGCTGCATTGGACGGTACACCCGGATCGAGATCAATATTGGCGCGATGAACAAACCAAACTTCTTGGTGAACGAGGCGCTGCACAAGAATGTGACTGTGACTTTATTAGTTCTGGACATACTGTAATAGATGGTGCTATATTGATGGATTATGAAATAAAATGTACTGATCCTATCGAAAAGCGAGGCTTTGACAATGCATATTGGGTTTGGGAATATCCGAACTATGAAAAAGATTATATAGTAGTAGCTGACGTTGCACGAGGCGATGGAGGCGACTGGTCTACATTTCACGTTATTGATGTACAAGATGTTGTACAAGTTGCAGAATATAAAGGTAAACTTCCTCCTAAAGATTTTGGTAACATGTTAGTATCAGTTGCAACAGAATGGAATAATGCATTATTAGCAATTGAAAATGCCAATATTGGATGGGCTGCAATTCAACCTGTATTAGACCGTAACTATGAAAATTTATTCTATACATATAAAGATGATGGTTATGTAGATGTCGATGTTCAACTTAAAAAAGGTTATGATATGAAAGATAAGAGCCAAATGGTTCCGGGAGTATCAACAACATCTCGAACTCGTCCATTAATGATATCAGCTCTAGAAATGTATATGCGAGAAAAAACACCTGTTATACGAAGCAAAAGATTAATTCAAGAATTATTTGTATTTGTTTGGTTAAACGGAAAAGCTCAGTCGCAAACTGGATATAATGATGACTTAGTAATGGCATTTGCTATCGGTTTATGGCTTCGAGATACATCTTTAAAATTACGTCAACAAGGAATTGAACTTCATAAGAAAACATTATCGCAATTCCAAAAATCACAAAATACAACAATTTATACTGGTAAGCCTTCTAGTAATATAGACGGTTGGAGTTGGAATAATGGTTATGATAACGAAGACCTAACATGGTTGATACGTTAATAGCCATGGTTCTGTAACAAGTTATATTTATTATAAAATATTATTATTATGGCGTCATTAAGAAAACGTTTACAAAATCTATTTTCTACGAATGTTATTGTTCGTGCATATGGAAAAGATAAATTAAAAGTAGTTGATACTAATCGATTACAAAGTGTCGGTAACTTAGCTCAAACTAAAGTTGCAGACAGATACACTAGAATGCACGGTGCTAATAAGCACATGGTTGGCGGAATGGGTGGATATGATTCCAACTATTACCAACAACAACATCGTATGCAGCTTTATGCTGATTATGAGATGATGGATAAAGACCCTATTATTAGTTCCGCTTTAGATATTTATTCGGATGAGTCTACATTATCTGATCAATTTGGAGATTTATTAACAATTAAATGTAATAATACACAAATTCAAAAAATACTTTATAATTTATTTTATGATGTTTTAAATATTGAATTTAATCTTTGGACATGGATTCGAAACATGACAAAGTATGGAGATTTCTTTTTAAAATTAGATATTGCTGAAGAAATTGGTATATTAAATGCACGGCCGTTATCTAGCTATGAGTTAGAACGATGGGAACAATATGACGAAGTTACTGGCGAATATACTATTAAATTTAAACATGTTTCTGATATTAGAAATGAATTTGATACATTTGAAATAGCACATTTTCGTATGTTATCTGATTCTAATTTTTTACCATATGGTAGATCAATGTTAGAAGGTGCTCGTAAGGAATTTCAAAAATTAATGATGATGGAAGATGCAATGTTAATACATCGTATCATGCGAGCTCCAGAAAAACGTATTTTTAAAATTGATATTGGTAATATTCCACCGAATGAAGTAGATTCATTTATGGAACAAATTATCAATAAAATGAAAAAAGTTCCACATATAGATCCACAAACCGGTAATTACAATCTTCGATTCAATCTAAATAATATGTTAGAAGATTATTACTTGCCAGTACGAGGAGGTAACTCAACTACTTCGATTGACACATTACCAGGAATGACATTTACTGGTTTAGATGATATTGAATATGTAAAAAATAAAATGATGGCTGCCTTAAAAATTCCTAAGCCATTTTTAGGATATTCTGAAGCAGTAGAAGGTAAAACTACATTAGCATCGATGGATATTCGTTTTGCTAGAACCATCGAACGCGTTCAAAAAATCGTTGTTTCAGAATTAACTAAGATTGCAATAGTACATTTATATGCACAAGGTTTTGAAGGAGAAGATTTAATTGGATTTGATTTAGAATTAACAGCACCTTCGATTGTTTATGATCAACAAAAAGTTGCTTTGATGACTGAAAAAATGACATTAGCAACAGCAATGAAAGATAGTAAATTAGTTTCTGATAAATACATATATGAATTTATATTTAATATGTCTGAAGATCAATGGTTGCAAGAAAGAACTAATGTTATTGAAGATTTAAAACTTCGATTCCGTCAAAATCAAATTGAGCAAGAAGGAAATGATCCTACAATAACGGGAGTTTCATTTGGTACACCACACGATATGGCCTCACTCCATATGTCATCTAATAATGTAGAAGAAAAAGATAAAGGAGGCCGTCCACCAGAAGGAATCAAATTTGGACAACATAAAAATGCATTAGGATGGGATCCAACGGGCGGCAAAGAAATTAAACAAGCATTTAATCCAGAAAATCAAAAATCTACATTTTTACCTAATACTAGAACTGATCGAAAAGTAAAAGTTTTTTCTTCTGAAAATTTAGATTTTTTAAAAAATATGAAGAATAAAAACAAAACAATTATTACCGAATCATTAAAAACATCATATGAACGAAGAGAAGACACAGATTCGGGTACGTTGTTAGATGAAAACAATATTTTATAAAAGTAAACATATTTATTTAATATAAAAAGAACTGTGTAACAAAATGACTAAATTGAAACATTCGAAATATAAGAACACTGGCATTCTTTTTGAACTGTTAGTTAGAAAATTAACATCAGAAACATTATCTTCAGATAAATCAGTTACTATTGATATAATTAAAAAATACTTCGGTAAAAATACAGAATTAGCTAAAGAATTACAATTATATAATTCTTTATTAAAAGAACAATTCCGCAGCGAAGCTCAAGCATTAGATTATATTCGTACTATTAAATCAACTCATAACAAATTGAATCATTCTTTACTAAGACGTCAGCGATATAATTTAGTTAAAGAAATTTCAGAAAAATTTATTTTTGCAAATATGGCTAAAGCTCATATTAACAATTATAAAAGTTTAGCTTCAATTTATATGATTTTTGAATATG